CGAATGCCGCCTAAGTCGTCAACATGGATAAACTTCTTGATCGCGTTGTCTGAATACCCAGAAATAAAATCAAGCGCACTGCCATCAGTGCTGATCATTTCGATTTGATCGCCAGTTAGTAGTTGACCGTGATCAAAGTCAAAACTAAATCTTTTGACTGAAACGTTTACGTCGCTCGTGTTAATTACAGAGTTCAGCTCGCTTCCGTCGAACTCACGCTTTAGCTCGACCTGCCCAAACGTACCAAGATAAACAGTCATGAGATTGTTGCAGTTGTCAGCGCACCCGTACCAACAAACGAAATGCTGACGCTAACGATTTCGCCTGTGCTAGCGCCCATTGTGGCGCTTGTTATGTAAGCAGTTAGTTTGATGTCGTTGTTATCCGTTCCATCAACCCATCGAAATGTTAACTCAACAGTGTCACTGGAGCTAACACCATCAGTACCTGTTTTTATTAACTTATTAAGCAGATTTGCTGTATTGATTGCGTTATTGCCGTCTTTGTAATACAACAGGCTTGCGCTACCTGAATAGCCGAGAATACCAGGGCTATAACTGCGAATGTTTTCGCCCAGCGTTGTTGTTTCTAGCGTCTCTAAATCGGATTGCAACGAAAAACTTGAGACCTTGGCAAGGGTTACCCCTGCTAGCTGCATCACGCCGTCCCTGCCTGTGTAAACTTTTGTCATCAGAGCACGCCGATCAGATTCACTGTAACAGTGCTAACCCCAGGCCGCACCTGCGTTAATTCTGGTGCGCTCTCGTACCGATACACGTTTCCTGAAGAGGTTGCACCAATTGCCGTTGAGTTGCCTTGCCAACCCGTCTTGGCTCCATCGTTTGTACTTACGCTTGCCACGTCAAAAGACGCAAAAGTGCCCTGTGTCTCGTCGTAATGATTAATGAAAAGCTCAGCGTTTGCGTCGGTGATGTTTTCGTACGTCAATGACAGCTTTAGGTTGGTGCGACGGCTTCCATAAAGAATCCGTGTCTCCGCTCCACTTTGAGACTTGAAGGTCTTTACTGGGTAATCGCCAGCAGAGAACGAACGACTTGTTGGCGCTAAAGCTGTCGGATACGGCATTACTAAGGCCCCTGTATAGCAAAGGCAGCGTCGTCAGACACCAGTTTAGCTAGCTCGCTGACCTCAGCACTATCACATGGATACTCAGAAGCCACAATTCGTATGGTCATGTCCTCCTCAAAGGTGAGCTGCTCGACTAAATAAATGTTTTCTGAAGTCGCTAAAGTTGTAATAGTAAAAATAGCGTTGAAAAACGTAGAGTCTGTCGCTACACCGTTCGACACCTGCATATTCCCGTACAGTATGTCCTGAGAAGCCGTCGTGTAATAAGTGATTGGATACGTTCCATCAGCAAGCACTGTTGCGCTTGTGATTACGCCTGTGTCACTAATGGTGCCATTTGACGCAGCACTGTAAGGGCTTGCTTCCGTTACAACTTTGATGAAATCACCAGGGGCTAAGTCAAGACCGTCAATAGTCGTTCCAAAAATTATGGTATGAGTTACCAGCTTGCGCAGAGCTAAGAAGTATTTAGCGACCATAAGCGCGTGCTCGCGGCTGGTGCAAAACTGAGTCAGGTCAAAGGTTTCTAACGAACCAAGGTCATTGTCAGAAGCTAGCCTGACCGACAAAGTTCGCTCTTCAGGAAACTTGTTCTTACTTTCATAGCGATAACGCATTGAAGCTGTAAAGCCCCTGCGCTCTTCTGCACCTAAAAACTCAAGTTCAAACGTATCTTCTAAAATGTTGCCTGAAGTAAAAATCTGTTTTACCGATACAGGATTTGTACTTATCTCACCGCTTGCTGTTGTTGGCAGGGCTGGCCTTAGCGAAAATTTACCGTTGCTAAGTACAAAATTACATAAAAAGTTTGGAGCGTTGCTGCTGATAAATTCTCTTATGTTTACCTTCTCGGTGATTGCGCCGTTACAGAATAGCTTGTTGGCACGCAGAAAACGTGAAGTTTCCTCAAGGTCTGGAACGTTGATTAGGTTTGGCTCAGCAGCAGTCATGTTTAAACGGCTACCCGCACCAGCGGTAAAGTTTGTCAGCAGGTAAAAGACAAGATCCGTAAACAGGTTGCTAGGGCCTTCTCCTGTTGTGTTATTGGGGTCGTTATAAGTACCTAGGTCAGGATGTAATCTACGAACTTGAACACCGCTTCCAAGCCACACACGCAGCTGGTCTAAACGAGTAAAGGTGTTGCTTGCACGTAAAACCAACCCAGCTATCGTTAGCTTTTCGTAGTTGGCAATAGGGCTGCTTTCTACCATTTCGTTTACATAAACTATGCTATGCTCTGGCTCGCTTTCGTTTGACTTTTGCACCAAATCGCCATACAAGCTAATGTCTGCATATTGGCTTTGATTCTCAAAATTGCGATCGCCTAGAAGGGCCTCAGGCGTAAAAATTCTTTCAGATATAGCCTCAATGATAAATTTAATTCCAATCTTTACATTCGCTTCTCTGTAATGAGGAGCAAATATATTTGAGCTGCTTACGTCTACTAGGCTAGAAACAGTGTCTCCAATGTCCCAGTTGTCGTCAGTAACACTGCCGTCTGCAATCACTTCAATTGTTGGCTGAGCCCATAGCTTTGTTCTGCCAGTCCAATGGTCGCTTTCGCTAATAACCTGCGAAGTAAGCTTTAGTCGTATACGCTTTTCAAGCACATTAAAGGGATAACCTTGTATTCGTTGTAAATCAAGCTCCACGCTCCTTTGCTTGCCGACGTTCTCAGAACTAGCGTTGCCAAAAATCTCTTCAAAGTAACCTTGAGAACGACCTTGAACAAAAACCGTCTTTTGAACGCCAACTACTAAAAATTCATAACCGGACATCGTAAGTCCAGCTGTCGCAAAAGGGTTGCTCGAACTATAGTTTGACGTTCCAGGTGTACGCGTAGCTGTACTGCCGTTGCCGCGCTTAACAGCAAATCGCGAAAACGAATCCCACCCAGTAGAACTTCTTACAACCCTCACATATAAACCTGACGAATAGTCTGCTACGTTCCATGTAGTTTGCTGTCCTACATTCTTTGCAAAATGCCCATCTGGCAACGCATGTTTTTCGACAAGAAACTCTAGTTCGACCCAGCGACCTTCAGTTACATACTCTGTAATGCGAAAAGTTTTACGCCCACCGACACCGAGTCCATCGGTGTCTGGATTGCCAAAAGCTTCATAAGCAAATGCACCCATTCGGCCAACAGTTGCATTTAATGGATCCGAAATAAGCGTTGCCTTGTTCCCCTCCCGTTGAGTTTGATCATCAACTCCCGTTAAAAACGTTGTTTTTTCAGGTTCATCGTCTGGCAAAAACGTACTAACGCCAACTGACGACGGAAAACCAAAACTTCTGGTACTGTTCGTACTGTCTAACTTGCTAATAAACTCTTTGTTTGACCTGATTGACCCTTTGTCCACAACTCGCCCAGTTGTCGCGATCTTGAATGTTCCATACGATGCGACCGAAACATTTTGAGCAAAGTTTGGTGCGACTGCTGACGCAGCTGCATTTAACTGAATGTATTCAGTTTCGTCAGAACGAGAACGCAAGTCCGCGCCAGATCTAGGGACAAACTTATACTCATACTCGACTGGAGTATTGCTCCCTGGACGATCAGTTGGATGATGAATGCGAATAAAATTATACTGAGCAATTGGTTTGTTGCCTGTTACTGCAAAATCAAGAGGGATTCGCTCGTAAATAAATTCACTGTTGTTTTCGTCTAGCCCAGCCCGTCGAACATAAATCGTAAATACAGATGTTCGGTTAACGTGAGAACTAATTGTGCCAGAACCCAACTGCACCTTGTCTGAGTCAAGCTCCTGAAGTTGCGAAGCTGTTGGCAGACTCATGAAATTGCAAATACCATTCAGCCTCTGAAAAACTACACTCTTTAGCCCAATTTCAGTGACATCACAAGCACGGCTATTGCGAATTAAGCCACGAGCTATGCGCGTTATTGGGAAGAACCCCGCTCCAACACTTGGAGCGTTGCCTTCTGAATCATTTACCTGTCCAAGTGGATGCACCACTTGTCCTGGATTTACTAAACCAATGACCGCGTTAAATGCTTCTTTTGTGTCTATGCATTTCAGTGTTATGCCTTGGTCTCCTTCCCCTGGACGGTATTGGGAAAGGTCACGCCTGATGACTTGCCAAACAGTTGAGCCGATTGAGAACAATTCGCCAATTTGCATTGCATCATCCGCCGCAATCTGCTGCGACTCAATTTCGCTGTTTATATCATCAACGTCAACTTTTTCGTCGTAAAAGTCTTTAGGAAGTCGCGTGTCGCTAATTAAAAAGAATGCAGTGTCACCTTCTTGTACGCTAACTTCTTCAAAAAGGTCATTTGAGGTCTGGTAGCCGTTACGAGAAATCAAGCCCATACGACGGCTGTAGTTACGGCCAGTCCCTTCCATTTCAGTATTTCCGCAAATCTTTCTGCGTTCAGCTGTCAACCTGCCGCCTGGGTCATCCTCGCCTGGTTGTTGTATGATGCTTACGACACGCCAATTTACTCGATAAATGTTTCCATTTGCTATTGGGGAGTAAACGCCAAACTGCGCATTATTGCTTGGTGTGTAACTATGGCAAAACCCTCTTTGGGACTCCCCTTTGCGAGTTGGGCAAAGAAAGACATCATCTCCCGAGCCAAAACTACCTCCATTGGGGTCTGCAGACTCGATAGATCCGCCTGACCCAAACAATCTATTTATGTTGGCAATCCTGCTAAATCCAGAAGCAGTTGTGTTGCGCTTCCAGTAAAAAGCAAAATTATTTGAATAAACTGAATCCAAAGCATTGTTGCCAATAAAGATTCCGCTTAAATCAGGTTCGATGATTCCATCCGGTCCAACATTATCGGCCTTGCCCTGCTCGCCAACTACAAACATTAGCTTTGCAGATTGCTGGCGTCCGTAGCTAAACATCCTTGACCAGACAAGACGAGGCGTCACAAGAAAGCCTCCTACTCTTTCTACATCGTTATAAAGACCAAAAATAATTGGAATTGCTGAATTGTAATTTGCAAGTTCTGCAGTTGTATCAAACCCACTGGAAGGCGTAAATCGATTTCCACCGCTAATGCTACTAAGTCGGCGTTGTGTTGCTGCTTCATCTGCAGACTCACCGCGAAGGGATTGAGGCTTTGGCGCTAACAAATATGAAACCGCTGTCGTAACAGCACCAACAGCAAGGCTTACTAAAACGGCAGTCAGCACTCCACCAGAAGGATCACAACGAATATCAGGAATATGCTCATAACCAGCAGGACGAGTTTTATTTCGTCGGATTACTTCGCCAACAAACTGTCGGTACTCTTCTTCGGTTGACCCAATTGCTGCAATAAGTTGCTTTTCGTACGGAAGCAGTGGGGCTTCGTAAACAGACGAACCGAAGACCATGCCACCTTCTGCGTCCTTTGATTGATGTAGAGAACGCCTTTTTGCCATGAGACCGCAAATGCCCAGCTCTGCTGAGGGAGCAGCAGAATATCTCCATCATACTCAGGGTACGAAACCCTGTCGCCCCACGACAAGAGATCCCGCAACGTCTCGTATTTGCTGCTTTCGTACCACGAAGCCTTGAACGCAGGGGCTTCAATACCTAAATGGTCAAGCACGATATAGCAAAGATGTATGCAGTCAAT